TATAATTTCGTCGCTGATGAGCAGGTAAACTTTTCTTTGATTTACAAAATATAAAAATAACGGAGGTATGAAAAATGGAACTTAAAGAAAAAATCACACTTGATATGCTCACAAAGGACAGCGTGTCGGTACTCAGACAGCAGTTTTTGACCTTTAACGGTGAAGAAATGCAGGTCGGCGGAAACATCCGCAATGCATACATGAACAGCAAATCGGGCAGAGAACAGCTCAAAACGGTGTTGTCTGATGAATACTATAATGCTGTCATGGCAGTTTGGGGCGACAATCCAACCGTTGACGAGCCTGTCGAAAGTGAGATTGAAGTAAAATGACACCCGAAGTAATTGTATCGGTTATATCGCTGTTTGGTACTTTAGTTGGCACACTTGGTGGCATTTGTGTAAGCAACCGAATATCAAACTATCGAATCGAACAGCTTGAAAAGAAAGTTGAAAAACATAACAATCTCATTGAGCGCACATATGCGATTGAACAGCACAATGCGGTTGTGGACGAAGAAATTAAGGTTGCCAATCATCGGATTGAAGACCTTGAAAAAAACAACGAAAGGAAAGAATGAAAATGAAAAAGATTTTTACCAAAGAATGGGCAAAAGCAACAGCCGTCAGAGCGATTAAGACTGTTGCACAGACTGCTATTGCAACAATCGGTGTGTCTGCCGTGATGACAGATGTAAACTGGGTTGCGGTAGGCTCGGCATCTCTGCTTGCAGGTGTGTTGTCTGTGCTGACAAGCGTTGCAGGACTGCCCGAAGTTTCGGAAAACTAACTAAAATAAAAGGATAGCCCAGTTGAAAATTAAATTTCTTCTGGACTATCTATATTTTTTAGATTATTGTTACGAAATTACTGGTATGCCGGTTATATATGGTGGAAGTCCATCTGGGTAAAGTTTAATGAGATTTTTGTAATTTCTTTTATAGTTTTCATTATTTTTGATTGATTTCTGCCATTTGCGTACTGCATTAAGAATATTATTGCAAAAACGCTTAACATCAATATTTAAGGCACCATCTATAACATTGTTATGCATAGTTATGCCTTGACAAGCTGGAGCTAAAAATATAATTCGTGAATATGTAGAATTTTCGTGTGTGGTTTGTGCTTGATGCACATATGAACAACGAAAATAGTAACAATCCTCGCCGGAAATAGATGGATAGCCCGGTTCTTTCGCGTAAGTGTCATACCAAGCAATATATTTATGTTTATTTGCTACTCCGTCATTTGACTGCAGTGCTCCACAAATATCGGGCAATGTTAGAGAAGCTTGTAGTGCTAAATAGTATAGTTTAGCGTCTAATGCCCGTTCAATTTCTTTTAAAATCAACTCCATATGATTCACCTCCCTTCTATTATGAATTATACCATATTATATATAAAAAATGTAGTAAAAGTGGGGAGTGCATAAAATAAAAACGAAAGTGAGGAATAATTATTATGTCAACAAAAAGAATCTATCTCAGTCCGTCAAATCAGAATAGGAACACCTATGCAACGGGCGGTACAAATGAAATGGCTCAGTGCGACAAAATTGCCGCCGCAACAGCCAAAGCTCTCAAGCGTTGCGGTTTTGAGGTTATGGTTGCAAAGTCGGGAACGCTTATGCAGACACGCTGTCCCGAATCGGACAAGTTCGGTGCAGACATTCATATGCCGATTCACACCAACGCTTTTAACGGCAAATACACAGGCGGTACAAGAGTTTTCTGTCTGAACTCAAACGGCAGAAAGGCTGCCGAATCGGTGAAAAACGCCCTCGGAGCAATCTCGCCCGGCAAGGATGATTCGGTCAGCTACAAAACCGACCTTTACGAAATCAATGTGCCGAGGGCATTGACCGTGTATGTTGAGTGTGAATTTCACGACACCGTAACAGGCTCGAACTGGATCAGGAACAACACAAACGCAATTGCTGAGGCAATCTGCAAGGGTATGTGTAAATACTTCGGCTATAAGTATAAGCCTGCAAGCTCATCAGGCACAACAAAGCCTGCACAGACTGCAAAACCGACAACATCAAAGCCGAGCACATCAAAAGCGTTTAAACCGTACATTGTCAGGATTACCGCAAATGACGGTGTGAACATCCGCAAAGGTGCAGGCACGAACTATTCCGTGTGCGGCTCAATTGCAAAAGGCGGAGCGTACACAATCGTAGCTGAAAAATCAGGCACAGGCGCAAAAAAGTGGGGCAAACTCAAAAGCGGTGCCGGCTGGATTGCACTTGATTACACTGCAAAATTAAAAGTAATCTAAAATAATCAAAAACACATAATTGCAAAAATATTCCCCTCACCTATAAGTTAATATAGGTGAGGGGATTTTCTGCTTTGTTATATAGCAGTAAGAATTAGAATCAGTATAAACACTTGTTTATACTTTATTTCCTTTAGTTATCTAAATTGGATATCTTGCTTTGAATCTTTTCTGTTAATGTTTCTCCTACATTCTTCATAAAACCAACATAAACATCTTTACTCCAAAGCTCATTTACAATATCTGTGTTATACTCTTGAAAAAGTAAAGGTAAAATCTCCATATAAACAGTTAAATACAATTTTGCAATTTTTTGTTCTGGGGTTTTCTCCTGCTCAAAACTACCACTATAAACATCTAACTGAGCATTTATAGTACCTTTTTGCAGAATTAAGCTTATATTAGAATGCCCCGTATAGTTTAAATCTAACTTTACCTGGTTTAAGTTGCTACTTTCTAACAAAAAAGACAATGTGCTAATAATATTCATTACTGTTTCTCCACTTGCAGAAACCTTAGATTGCATATCCTCAGTGTCGCCCTTAAGGCCTTTAATTGCATCTAATTTTAAAGACTTGTCATCAGGAACTATCTCAATATCACAATTAGAATTGTATACTCTATAAATAAGCCAAATAAAAAAATCGTTAGAGAAATCAAATGAATTTTTCTCTATTTCATTTTTTCCGCTATATGATAGTAAGCGTCGCAATAGTTTTTGGGCAGAGGAATTCTGATCAATAATATAGTTTATTCCAGAACCTGTTGTATATACAATTATAAATCCCTCTCGCTTTACAACTCTATCTCCATAAACATCTCCTGCAGTAATTTGATCATATGAATATTTTATATAGTTATATTCTACTTCTTTCCCATTCAACACCATATTTTCATTGTTTTCAAAAGTTTTGCTTAAATTCCAGTTATTCCATGTAATGTTTATGCTTTTTTCATCAGAAATAACATTATCAATCAGACTATCTATTGCTGAATTTATATTTTCAGACCTTGTATCGTGCCATCTTGTTGTTGCTGCCATTATTTCTCTACCGCCTTCAAATGTACATTATTGTGTTTATAAACCAATCCTATTCTTTTTCTGCTAAGTGAAGGATATAATACAACCGAGGTTTCTCCATCAATAATATCTAAAATCATAGCAAATCTAAAAGTTTGACTACTATCAATAGTATCACTATTACCAAATAATTTTTCTAAGTTAATACAGTAGTTTCCTTCTCTCACTTTTACTTCAGGTCTTTTATATGTACTTTGAATTTCAGCAAAGGCAGGCTTTTTTATTATCAAATCAACGTCTTTAAAAGCTTTTTTCTTTCCTCTCATTTTCACAAGTACATTTGCTTGAGTTAAACCATCAGAATTGAAATCTAAAAATGCATCGGAATCTACATTTAGAGACGCACCTTGTTGCGATATAATTACACTCAATTCTGACATTAATCTTTTTCTTATAATGTCAGAAAAAAATTCCATAAAGAAGTCAATAATAATATCTACAACCGCAAAATATGCTGTGATACATATTTCGTAAGTATATTCATTTGGTACAAATGGTAAAAAGTCAAAAATATTAAACTTATTTGCCAGGCAAACTCCAATTACAGCACTTAACAACGGTGTAATAATTTTCCATGCTTTTTTTATCATCAAAGTAAGCACCTCGCGACAAGTATGCATATGTCTTTTGATAAATCATCAAAAGACTCAGTGTTCACCCCGAAAATGCCATTCGATTGTATATAAAAATTAGGAGCAAATCCCTCATTGTATTTTTCTTTTATATATACCTTTCTTATATCAATAGATGATTGCTCTGACAAAAACTTAATTTTATCCAACAAATCAGCAAAATATGCCGGATTGGTTTCAATGTTTTTAAGAAGATTTTTTATCTCATTTTCTAATTCACAATCTTCCTCAGCAAATTCTATTCTATATACTAAAAAACCTTTCTTTATAACAAACTCTCGCAATATTCGCATCATAATTTCTGTTGTAACAATAACTTGACTATATCCTTTAGCTTTACATTCGCGTAAAAAAGTATAGTACTCTACATTATCATCATAGAGAACACTTTCAATTATTTCTTCGCTATTTTCTTTTTTCAAAAATAGTTTAGCTTTCTCAAATTTCATTTCCGTGCCTCCCTCAATTGATAATTTTACATAATATTATATCATCTGTTTTTGCATTTTGTCAAGTATTTTGCGAATTTTAATCCGTTAAATTGTGTAAAATCACATAAATATATTATATTTTGAAATACGTAAAAACATTTATCTACTGTCTTTATGATATGCGAATTCACTCATCACTACAACTACGCCCTTTCTGAGAACTTTTTTCTATCTTTTATAAAATTCAATAGGCACTATATTTTCGATTTAGAGAAAACACAATTAATATCAAACAAATTTGAACAGCTCTCTTAGCGACACATTATTTTTCGTTAAGAGAGGACTATTCAAATTTTTCCTCCAGCACTTTGTATTATACCTACAAGTTCTTGTACGGATACAGTTTACAAATTAAAGGTGAGGTGAATATCACAACTTTTTCTGCCTTGCATTTGCCTAACATTTTTAACCGTTTTTCTTGTATTTTAACATATTTTAGCAGATGAAAGGCAAAAAAATAACCGCACTAAAAAGCTTAAAAATGGCTTTCTAATGCGGTTTTTTCTATGGTCGAGGTGACAGGACTTGAACCTGCGGCATCTTGGTCCCAAACCAAGCACTCTACCAAACTGAGCTACACCTCGAAATGTTGCTTAATAACAACAGCTTGATTATTATATACCATATTTTCGGATTTGTCAACATAATTTTCGTTTTTTATTCAAAATTAATTCAAATATTTTGAAAGTCACCATAAAACAGACCGAAAATGTGGTACAAAACAGCCGTCCCTGCATAAGAAACGGCTGTTGGTGCAGGTAACTTGCAAGGGGGATAGGAATGGGGAAAATGGGGGATTTTGTTAGCTATATGTAAGCTACGGAGCATAATTATGAACAATTCAAGATAATATAAGACTATATTTTGTTGATTGCATTCACCAATTCTTTGGGGTTAATGTGGGTGTAAACCTTTTCGGTCAAGTCCATTTTCGACTTGTGACCGACTATTTTTTTGATGATTGTGTGGTTCACATTTGCCGATACAAGCATTGAAATGCAGGTGTGTCTTGTTTCGTGTATGGTGTGGTCCAAACCCAAATCGTTTTGCAGAGGTGTCCAGTAGTTGCGTTTAAAGTTATCGTATTTCAGCGGCTTGCCATTGGTGTTATTCAGAACATATCCACATTGAGAATCGCTGATGAATTTCTGCCAAAACGGCAGTACTTTGTCTGCTATAGGCACGGTTCGTACACCTGAATCGGTCTTTGAACTTTCAACAAAGAAAGTCTGTTCGTAAAGGTTTACATTTGAAATTTTTAGGTCGAGCAATTCGGACACACGCACTCCCGAATAAATCAGCATAAGCACTATTTTTACCGAATCAAGATTTGAATATTCCCACAAAAGATTTATTTCGCTTTCCGAAAACTTCCTGCGTGCTCGTTTTGTTTCATCTGACTTGGCATTGATTTTCAATTTTTCTGCAAGATTATTATGGAGCATATCGTGAAATATGCAGTATTCGTAGATTTTGTTCAACAGAATTTTAATTCGCCTAACCGATTGATAACCGTTGTTGCAGTTGTCGAGAACTCGTTGCATATCAATGATTTTTATATCGGACATCTTGCGATTGTATAACATTGAGCATTGTTTGTATGCCGCATTATACTGCCTTTTGGTGTTCGGATTTGTGTCTTCGGTGATGAACTCCTTGTACCAAAGTTCATGAATTTCTGAAAAAGTGCGTCTTGCCGAATCAACATCAAACGGGTTTTGATTGTAATCAGCAAGAGCGTTCAGAGCTTTCGGCTTGTTGGGAAAGTAGCCTATAACTCTGCGTTCCTGATTGCGTGTTTCTTTGTTGTAGCCTATTGTCACGCAGGCAACCCACGGATTGCGCCTGTTTCCGCTCAGCTTATAAACAGAGCCGTAGCCGTTAGGCAGTTTCATTTTATACACTCCTTTTGCTTAAAAAAGGGTGCAAAAATCCCTTGTGCTTTAAATTACTTGAAAAACACAAGGGATTGTGATACAATTATTTTGCATTAAACTGCATCATCTGCACCCTGTGTAGGTGATTCCGCTCAATTCGACTGGTACTCGAATTGAGCGGATTTTTTTATTTAATTCTATTTAATCGGCAGACCATGGCTGTCGGTGTATGAGCCTGCGGCAATTCTGATTATATCAACAATCCAGCCTATGCCGAAAAGTCCGCCTGTGAAGAGGTAGAGGATACCCATACCTGCTTTACCTGCATAGAAGCAATGAGCGCCGAGCATACCGAGAACAACACACAAAATCAATGTCATACTTTTATCTTTAGGACTGCACAACTGATGATGAGATACAGTCGGAGGGGCAGAGGTCGCCACATTTGGCTGATTATTGATTATGTTCTGAATAATAATTGGTTGCTGTTCTGCTTTGTTTTCGGGATATTCAAGTTCGGACATACAGTAAGGGCAAAGTCTGTATTCTTTGCCGACATTTGCACCGCAATTTTTACATACCATAGATAACACACCTTTCAAATAATAATGTCATAGTGTTTTATTTCTTAATCTATTAAGTTCCTCAATTTCATTTTTTGACAAAGGGACACTTAAATCTTCAAGTTCCGGACAATACATATAGTAACCTATGTAAATTCTGCACTTAGGACATCTTCCCGTGCGTAAAAATACTGGTAAATAATAAACATATGGGTGTGTATTATCTGTTTTGTTTATACTATAAATTTTATTGTCATACCCCTTACAAAAATCACAACTGTTTGATGTAGTTAATTGCATATAACTCAGGTTTAAGTTGTGCATTGCTTTAATTTGTCGTTTAAAGCTTTCGCACTCTTTAGTAAGTATAATGTCAGGAAACATTTCAGGATGTTCTTTTCTTGCCTTATCCTCAATTTGTTTTGAAAGTTCTTTGTTTAACAATTCGGCATACTTTATTACTCGTAGGTACTGCTTTTCAGTAAGGTGCATTTTCTCATATGAAAGAGAATCAGAAATCTGATTAGATTTTAAAAGACATTCTACCGCTAAATCTAAATCTCCGTTCGCTTTGTGATTGGTAGCGGCTTTCTGCAATAAAAACATAACCTCAGAGTTTATACACGGAATGGCTCTTATATTTTCAACAGTGCTTACATCATAACTACCACAAGTAACGGGTATTTTTTCTAAAGAAACGTCGCTTTGATTATCTGATTTTAGAGAATCAACAAATCTTAAATTTTCGTCGGTCAAATATGAACTGTATTTGTTGGATATATCTTCAAAAAAATTATTTATTTTATTTTGCTTGCCCTTATCAGTTTTCAATTTATTGGCAGCTAAAAGAGTGGATTTCCAATATCTAAGAATAAATCTATTTGTATTTTGCTCGTAGTTATTTTTCAATTCTTTTAGTTGTTCTTTTGGTAAAGGGTGTCCTGAAGTTTTTCGCACATTATATTTACAGATTTCTGTTAATATTTGTAAAGCCTTAATGTAATTATTAAAATATGATTCAGGCTTTGCCGAATCTCTTATCCATTTTTCAGCTCCTGCATAATCACAGAAAAGTAAATATACAGCATTATCAGAAGATTCATTTCTATATTCATTGATAAATGGGTTTTCAAGTAAAGCATTTTTAACAGCTTGTGGTAGCTGTTCATTTGCGTCAACTTCTTTTTGAACTTCTAATTCCTTTGGAGTATCTGTTTTTGTAGGAGAATCTATTTGTTGGTGCGGTTCTGTTTTATGTGATTTGAATAATTTATCTAAAAATCCCATATTATCCCAACTTTCTGTAATAAAAATAATGTGCAGAACAGGCACTATAAATTGTAAAAAATTTACGGCTACATCAATAAATTATCTCTGTAAAATTCCATTGCTTCAACCATAAATTTATTTGTGACATTAAAATATTCGGCAAGTTCCCACGGTTCTGTTATGCCGTTGTGAACCGCTTCTTTCAGCTCATCCAAAGGGATGAGCTTTTTTATTGTGTGTTTCTTTACTTTTTGTTCCATTTTCCCTTTTACGGTTAATGGAGTTGTGAATAAATAAAAAGCACCTAAATCTATGTGAACTTCTTCGTGAGCAAGCAAAACTGTTTCCTCGGCAGTAGTTTCAATCTTGCTTTTGTCAAGAACTACAATTCCGTTTTCGTAAGGAAAAGAAAATGCTTTTGCTTTGTCAGTTTTGAAATAATCAACAGTTATCCCTTTTTGTTCACATTCAAAATAAATATCCTCTAAAGTCATTCAATCATTTCCTTTTTGAGATTTCTTAAATTTGATATAGCTAAGTATATCGTTTTTAAAATCTTCGCTTTCTCCTTCCATTTCTTGATAAGCAGCATACGAAAGTTCATCAAAATTTGCTTTCGGAAGAGGGGAAGAAACCTTTCTTGCAACATCTTCAACTAACTTTTCAATCTGCTCGTGCTGTTTCTTTTCTTCTTCGATTTCCTGCTCAGTCATAAGTCTTTCAACAGGAACACCGAGATAATTGGCTATTTTAAGGCGAGTTTGGTATTTAGGTAAAACACCGTTTTTCCAATTGCGTATAGAACCTTTACTCAAACCAACTGCAACCAAAACCGCAGTAACTGTTGTACCGTTCTCTTTACATATTGAATCCAATAAATCAAAGAACACAAAAATGCACCTCTACTTTTGTGCACTTTTCACGAAGTTCATATAAATGCACTTAAATTTCAAAAATGCACTTGCAAAGTACACTTTTATGCACTATAATAAACTTGTCAAGACGATGTGGGGACATTAACTTGACGAAAAAAGGTGTGTGAATGTGCACCAACTTTGTAATCTAATTTTTTTAACTGATTAAATTATAAAGGTATAGTGCACATTTGTCAACCTAAATTATCAATAAAAAAGGAGGTAATAAATTGTGGATTTTTACAAAATTGTGTCAGATATATGCGATAAAAGAAATATAACACTTTGTTCGTTACTCTCTCAATTAGAAATGAGTAAAGCTAACATCCGAAACTGGCGTAATGGCGTTATTCCTAAAATTTCAGTAAGACAGAAAATTGCTGAAATCACAGATACACCAGTTGAAAACTTACTGACGAATGAAGAAAAGTCAGTTGTCAACGAAATTCTTAAAAAGAACAGTAGGTAATACCACACAATCAATAATACCACAATCACAGTCCCATTAAACGGACTTAGCTGAAAAGAGGTGAAGAAAGACGGAAGTAATAATAATTTTAGGACTGCTAATGCTTTGCACAGCTTTTGTTTCAGCAGTATTAGCTATAAAAATAGTAGCCGCCCATTTGTATAAAATAATAGACAGCTACCTTGATAAGCACGACGCTCAAATTATGGATCTGATTAAGTGGGCAAAGGACGAAGACAAACATCAA